TCTGCTGATCAGATCTTAAAATACAACAGTTCAAACGCAAGATTTGAACTTGGCACGGACACCACAACATCATTGGCAACAACATTTGTTGGTGATGACAGTTCAGGCACCGCGGTCAACCCAGGAGAGACATTCAAGATAGCGGGTGGCACAAACATCACAACAGCGGTGTCAGGAGACACTGTGACAATAACAGGACCAACGCTGACCAGTTTCATAACAGCATCAAGTTCAGACACACTGACCAACAAGTCAGGTGCTGTGTCAATGTTCACCAATGACGCTGGCTACATCACCAACAACGGCAATGGTGACCTAACCATCACAGGTTCAACCATAGCCAGTTCAGGAGACACTATAGACATAGATGATACTTTGAGGTTCAACAAGAACTACAAGGAAGACATCAACGCACTGACAAGTTCAACAGGCATAACTGTTGATGCCTCTTTGGCAAGTGTACACACAGTGACACTGGCACACAGCACGACATTCACGATCTCAAACCTACCAACAGGTGGCAGTGTGACGATAATCATCACACAGGATGGCACTGGTTCAAGGACAGGTGCTTTCACGTCCGTCAAGTTCGCGGGGGGCACACCAACACTATCAACAGACGCCAATGCCATAGACGTTGTGACCATATTCAACGATGGCACCAACAAGATAGCAACCATAGCCAAAGCATTCGCGTAGGAGAACTATGCCAATAGGATTCGCAAAAAGCATTTTAGCACAAGACACAACAGCCACGGGTGCCAATGCGTTCGTTGATTACGATGGTAGCAATGACCAAACATTGACCAGGAACGCGGCGGTCAAAGGTTTCCTTGGTTTCGCACCATTCAACGATGAGTATGGAGTTTCAATGGTAATCATTGATGGTGGATTGAATCAGGATCAAATCAGATATGATGTGTTGAGAAACAATTCAGGCACACTGAGCATCGCCAATCAGGATCAATCTTATGTCACAACAGGATCAAACAATTACAGCAACTTCAAGGCCAACATACATCTAACCAATGGAGGCAACATCTACACACACGCGAGTGCGGGTGGCACCAACGATGCGTCCATACTGTCAATATCAGGAAGCACAGTGACCAAACACACAGCCTTCAATTCGCCACAGGAAACAGGCCTTGGTGGTAGGATGTTCAGGAGACCAGGCACGGATCAATTTGTCCATATATTGTTAACGAGTGCCCAGATAATGACACTCACAGACAATGGTAACAGTTCAAGTGCCAGTATGGGTTCAGACATCTTTGTTGAAAGCAGTGATATGTTTTACAACAACGGCAGGGCCATACACGGATTCAAAGACGCCAACACAGTTCTGTTCTGGAAGAGCATTGATAACGCAAGCGGAAATCTCGCATCCATCCAACCTTTTGAGTTGGACCTGACCACCACTGGCAGTCAGTCACCACCAACACCTGTGTCAGGTGTAAGTGCGATCAATCTTGATTTGAATTCGCCAGGTGCATCTAACACCATAGACTTCAGTAATGCTGGTAGCAGTCCTTTTGAGACCACGGACTTCAACAACACATTGATGTTCTGGGAAAGGAAAGGATCAGACACGCCAGGAAGGATCAGGGTCCATCATTACACTCCAGGTGACAGCAGTATCACAAGTTCAAACACACTGGTATTTTCGTCAGAAAGTGATTCAGACATATCACCAACAGGCTGTTTCGTTGGAACCAACAACGACGTGTTCCTGTTCGCGATGAAGCAATCACCAAACAGTATGGTTATCTGTAAGTTCGTGAAATCAACCAACACATTAAGCGAGATACTAAAGATCACAGAAACGTTCAATGTGGAGAAATGTCGTATGAGTCGTTGGGGTGATGGCGCGGCCTTGCTCACATACAACGATGTCAAGATGAGATTGATACAGGCATAGCAATAAATAACATTGTTATATAACAAAGGAGAAACACACAATGACAGCGGCAAGCGATTATTTAGAAAACAAACTGTTGGACCACGCATTAAGAGGATCATCAGGTGCCTTCAACGCACCATCACCGGTCTATGTTGCGTTGTTCTCAACATCAAGCAACTCAGAAAAAACAGCATTGGCGGCGGCACTCGAGGCAAACACTTCAGGCACAGATGCTACTACCAAGTTTGGATACTACGAGATAGTAAACTCAGGCACAAATTACACGAGACAATCTGCAAGTTTCAGTGCGGCGGGCACCACTACAGACGGCACAATTGAAACATCAGGTCCAGTGAACTTTCCTGTGGCATCAGGCAACTACCAATCAGCGGGTTCAACTGGAAACGTAGTGACAACTATTGCTATCATGGACGGTAACACGATAGGGTCGGGAAACTGTCTTTTTTATGGACATCTTACCACTGATAAAACTGTGAGCAGTGGAGACCAGTTTACCATTTCAACAGGCAATCTATCAATCAGCCTGGCATAATAAAGGAGGGCAACCCCCGTGTCAAGGACCAGAGTCATAAGGGTCGGACCGGTTGACGGTGGCACCCCTGACGTAGCATTCACACCCACAAGGCAGACCGAGGGCAATGGAGTAACGGAGAACAACTCCGGTGCATTCACTCTGTCGAATAGTCAACCCAACACGCAGAGACACGTGTTTGGATTCAATCAGGATTTCAGGACCACTGACAGCACCTTCAACATACCTGCCAGCAGATGTATAGTTGAATACAGGGCAAGGCCTAAAATAAGTCTATCAGTCATCAGTGGTGGTCTAGGTGTTATATTTGACAACCGATTCACCAGCACAAATCAAAACACTAACAATTCTTCGACCAGTTCTTTATCAAGTAATTTGGGTTTAGAAACTTTTGTGCAGACAGGTAGTGATGTTACCACACAGACTGCAAATCTGCAACCTATAACAATAGATGCACCTCTACAGAGTCATCTCGGAGCAGGTGGGACCAGCAACGATCAGTTCGTCGCATACCAGATATCAACCAGCAACAACAATTCTAACAATCTACATCAAATAAGTCTGCAGAGAGACACAGCGATACTGCAGGCCAACAGGGGGCCGGCAGGTGCACTAACAAGATCTTGGGAGGCCGATGACATAGTAATAGATGCCAATGACCCGGTGGTGTTCACACCACCAACCACTACACTGACCTGCCTTGGCGGTATTTTACAACAAGGACAATCCGCACAGACGGTCACAGCCAACGTCAATGAAGATTCACTGATCCTGAAACGTGCGGTCGTAGATGACATAGCAACAACAACAAATCTAACGGCTACTGCCAATGTAAAATTTGATTCTATAAAAAATCTTATAGCAAACACTGAGATCTTATCAACCACTGAAAATTTTGTGTTTATGGATGCCAAGACACTGGCTTCGTCAACCACCCTAACCGCCACACCTCTTTTCAAACCCGGCGTGGATGACACACTGACTTTGACCAGTGCGTTATCAATAACACCAACGTTCAAGATAGACATCATAGGTGATTACACTTGGGACACATTCCAACTCAACAGTTATTTTGAAGTTGGATACTCAGTAGATGACTTTGTGTTGAACGAAGGTGAATACACTTGGTTATTCCTGGCAGGTAGCAGTTGGGATGACTGGCCTGTTGAGACGTGGCTTGGTGACGAAGCAGGTTGGGACAACTGGCCAGGCGACGCATGGGCGACACCTTATGAGAAAAACGCAGTTGGTTCATTGACAGTTACACCATCGTTGTTGATTGGTGACACAGTGTCTTACACTGGCACATTCAGCCTTGTTGAGGACACAGCAAGGGGACAATTTGGAGAGGCAGATCTCAACACAGCGATCACAATGGAGGTCACTGCCACTGGGACACTTGAAGCAGTAGCACACATCACATCAGCATTCAGTCCAACACTGACATCAAACATAACCTATGCCTTAGAAGAAAAAATTACTATTACCGGGGCATTCAACACAACATTGACCGCAAGTGCGATCACAGACACGTTTGCGGATATTGATGTGACCACATCAATCTCAATAACGCCAACATTCAGACCAGCAGGCGAGAGCATCATGGCCGTTTCTTCTACGACAACATTGACTCCTACGTTCAAACCTGCAGGTTTGGCGGCGTTGGTTGGTTTTGTTAGCACATTACAAACAGCGAGAGTGTTCTATCAGGCCGATCCTTACTTTACGATCAAGGTTGCGACCGAAACAAGACAATTGGTGTTGCCAATTGAAAATAGGCAAACATTGGTAAAACAAGAAAACAGGTTAAATACTATCACAGTAGAAAACAGAGACTATCTAGTTTCACAAGAAACAAGGAAATTGAAATTGAGAACACCACCTTTTAGAAACAGATTCACAACACCAAGGGTTAGACAGGAGCAATAATGGCCAATTTGACCGGAGCGAAAAAAAACAACGATGGCATCTACTTCGAGAAGTCACCAAGTTCGAACATACAGTATGGTCTTGATTTCACAGATTACCTGAATTCAGGTGACACGGTGGCCAGCGCCACTGTCACGATTGAGACAATATCAGGCGATGCGGCACCATTGGCATTCCCAACCAACGCGAACACAGACGTATTGGTAACAGGTGGCGTGTTGGTAAACATAAGATTATCCGGAGGCACAGTGAACAATCTCTATGACGTGAAGTGTGTGATAGTGACAACACAAGGTGACACGGATGCCAGATCATTCAGGATACTTTGCACGGAGAGATTCTTATAATGGACGCATCAAAGAAATCATACAAATTAGACCACGACTTGATATTCAAGTTGGCGTCAATCCACTGTTCATACACAGAGATAGCAGAGATAGCCGGCACATCAATAGCCACCTTAGAAAAACGATTCAAGAACTTGATCGAGAAGGGCAGAGCGGAAGGCAAGAGATCCTTGAGGAGAGCACAGATGGAGAAAGCACTACAAGGCGATGTCCGTATGCTCATCTGGATGGGCAAACAGTATCTAGACCAAGCGGACCAGCCAACCAACGAAGAGAACACAGCACCTCTTCCTTGGGAAGAGAAATAACGGTTGTTTCTCCAACCATAATAACTACATATAATGAAATTATCAGGACCACAACGTGCAGTTGCGGATGACCCGGCCAGGTTCCGTGTCTGTGTGGCCGGACGTCGGGTAGGCAAAACTACACTGGCCATCAGAGAACTTTGCTATTACGCCCGTGATCCAGGCAAGGTTTGTTGGTATGTGGCGCCCTCTTACAGACAGGCCAAACAGATAGCATGGATCAAACTAAAAAAAATATTGAAAGACCTACGTTGGGTCAAGAACATCAATGAGGCAGAACTCACAGTTATACTCAAAAACGGATCAAGGATCTGTCTCAGAGGCGCTGACAATCCTGACTCCCTGCGTGGCGTTGGTATAAATTTTCTAGTGTTAGATGAGTGTGCGGATATCCAGGAGAGTGCATTCACCGAAGTTCTCCGTCCCACGCTGTCAGACACCAAAGGCAAGGCCATGTTCATTGGCACACCAAAAGGAATGAACTGGTTCTATGATCTCTACCAGCGGGGTCAAGATCAGACCGAAGAAGAATGGTCAAGTTATCAATACACCACAGTGCAGGGTGGTTGGGTTGACCAGCAGGAGATAGAACAGGCCAAAAGTGACCTCGACAGCAAGACCTATAGGCAAGAATATGAGGCCACGTGGGAATCCTATTCTGGGGTGATCTATAATTTTAGCATGAAAGAAAACGTCAAGAAGATTATACCACCGCTTGACAACAACATCATACACATCGGGATGGAC